CGTGAAGACCTTCCCGGCCCACGCCCGCGCCTGGTCAGCGTCAACGCCTGCGGAATGCACCGTGAACTGGAAGTCCAGACGGTTCGGCACTTCCGACGTCGCGCGCTCGTTGACCACCCGGCCCGTGTCGGAATAGACCACGAGATACGGCGGGACACGCTGCGCGGCCGTGTTCGGCTCGTTGGTGTCGATGACGTTGCCGGCAAACACCGGATCCGCGCGCAGCCTGTCAAGGAACGCCTGCACATGGTCCCTGATCGGGTCGCTCATTTGATCGAGTCCTTCACTGCCAGCTTGACGCCCTTGAGGAAGTCAGCGCGGTTCATAAGTGCTGCGGGCATGAGGAATGGGTGCGGGGCCGACGTCGGGGACCCGTATTCGATCACGCCCACCTGGCGGCCCTGCTCGCCGTTGGCCCGGATCTTCGCCGCCACGTAGTAGCGGTTCCCCTCCATGTGGTAAGCCATCGCCGCGGGGAGTTTCGAGATGTGCGAGATGGTGGGCGTGACCATGCCCTGCAGGTTCTTCTTGGAGTCGTCCTTGATGTGCCTGGCCGTGATTTCCACCGCCTTGCGGAGGTTTTCGCGCATCAGAGGCTCAACACCTTCAATGCGCTTCACGACTGCCTGCAACCCGCGGACCTGAATCTGCATCAGGACACTTCCCTGATCGGGACACGGCGGGCCGTAGCTTCCGATTGGTGCGCGCCGCCGATGACCGTGAAGTTCGTCCCGGGGAGGTCCGGGTCAGACTCGGATGTCAGGTACTCCACGATGTCGCCCTCACGGACTCCGGTGGAAGTTGCCACAGGAAGCGACAGGCGGGCCATCTGGACCGCCTGAGCCTGCCCGGGGGTAGTTGCTGTCGTCGGGGCACGGTAGGGGTTCAGCAGTCCGCACTTGCCTTCGTACACGCTGGTCTTTGAGTCCGTGTACGTCAGTGTCGTCTCGTCCCACACCTTCGTGCCCGGCCGGCTGATCCGGCACGTGTCGCGCATCTTCGCCTCAGCCATGCGGCGGCCCATCGCCAGGCCGATCACGGGGCACTCCCCACAACCCAGCCGGACGTGCCGTAGTTCTTCTCCAAGTAGGCGATCTGCGGTGCCGGGAGAGCCAGCCCAGTGCCGGCGCCGCCGTCAGCGAACGCGATCTTGAAGTCATCCAAAGCCACGGACGACAGGCCGCCCACCTGAATGCCCAACTCATTCTCCACAAGGACGATCTGCCCGGACACGATCGCGCAGTTCAGCGCCACAAGGTCCTGCGGAGGCTCGGCCAGCCCGTAGGTGAACGTGATGTCCACCGTGTCGTCGCTGTAGAGGTAGATGCCGTCCTCAAACCGGACAAAGTTCACCGGAGTCTCCGTGTCGGCCAGGACAACCGGGCCGATCGACACCACGTATGGCTGCGGCATCAGGACGCGGCCGCCGAGCGGGTAGGCCGTGTACGTGGACGTCTGGACGGGGTAGATGGCAGCCTTCACCACGCCCCGCAGGTAGGCTGCGGCGTCCTCCAAGAGGGTGCCCACCCAGTCCTGCTCGTCCATAGTGAACGTCCGCTTCATGCGGGCGCCCAGGTCGGCGGGCGTGGCAAAAGCAACCATCATGTTCTCCTAGTCTTCGGTGGAGAAAAGCGCGCGGATTTCGCGCTGGCCCAGGCCTTCGAGGTCGGCGCTGGTCTTGCCGTTGGCGAGCGCGTAGGCGTACCAGTCTTCTTTCGAAGCGTTGCCGGCCGGAGTGGCGGGCGCGGCAGGCTCGGGTGCCTCGGCCTTCTCTACGTCCGGGTGACGCAGCAGACCCTCAGCAGTCGCAGCATCAAAACCGATGACATGCCCGTTCGGGCCCTTGATGTAAACCTTGGACATTGGAGTCCACCTTCCATGTGTGCGGGTTAGAGAGGCCCGGCCCGCCCCAAGTGGGACGAACCGGGCCATATGGAGCCTAGTTAGGCAACGATGACGTCAGCAGCAGCCAGGCCGGTCGGGCGGATGACCTTGCCGCCGTACAGGTGGAGGCCCTTCACCATGTCAGCGAAGCGCTTCTCCATCCGGTCAGCCTCGGTCTTGGCGATCTGCTCCGCGAACGTCACAGCACCGTCGTAACCGGCGATGATGAGCTTGCCAGCGCCGGCGCCGGGGCCGTCAGGGGCGTTGTTGGACACCTTGATTGCGAAGCCGGCAGCGCGGCCGACGTGGCCGTTGGTGCGGACCTCGGCGCCCATTGCGTCACCAGCGGCGATGAAGCGCTGGTCCTGCAGCAGCAGGCCGTGGAATGCCGGGGTGACGACAACCCAGCGATTGTCGGTCGGCACGTTGTCCTCGTCAAGACGGACGCCCAGGTTCACCAGGATCTCGTAGGCCTTGTTCGTGGTCGTGGAGATGGTAGCCTCCGCGATCAGGTTTCCGGCGTCAACGCCCGTAGCCATCAGGCCAGCCAGGTACTTGTCCGTGGCGTCCTTGAGCAGGTAGCCGGCCTTGCGGGCCTGCTCGTTCATGACGTCGCCGCGCGCCTGGCGCTTCTCAACGTCGTCAACCTCGAAAGCAAAGTACTTGCTCTGGTTGATGATGAGAACCGTGTCCATGTCGTCAACGTCTTCGACGGTGATGTCCGTGTGCGCGGTGTAGTTGCCGATCGTCGGATCAGTCAGGTTGGTGATGTGCACCGTGTCGCCAAAGTTGGCGATTTCACCTTCGTAGTTCCGGTTCACGACACCAGCGGCGCCGTAAACGAAGGACTTTTCCAGCGCCACGGTGAGTTTCGCGGACCAGACTTCGGGAATGAAATTGGCGATAGCCATTTGGGGTCACCCTTTCTTAGGTGGTTTTGTAGAGCGACTTCAACTGGCCGTTTGCCTCCGCGGCCACAATGGCTGCGGGGCTCATGCCGGCAAGGTCGGCCCGGGTCAACTGCTTCGGGGCGCCAGACTTGGTATCGCCCTGATCTGCGTTGCCTTGGAAACGCTTCTGCTCGGTCGCGCCCAGGTAGGGCCGCTCGGTCAGAAGGTTCGCAATGGCAATGTCAAGGGCTCCCTGGTCAACTTCGCCGTCCTCGCCAACCTCAATGGATGCCACGTCGATGAACACCAGAGCGTCGGCCACGTTGTTGAGCTTGCCCTTCGCTGCGGACCTGAGCTCGGCTTTCACCAGGCGCTCGTTGGCCCGCTTCTCTGCGGCAGTCTCACCGTCGCGGCGGGCCGCTTCCAGTGCGTTTTCTTCGGGGGTCTTGTTCTGAGCGTCACGCTCAGCCTTGAGGGTTGCGAGCTCCTTGGCCGTCAACTTGTTGGCTGAGCGCTCTTTGGCGAGCGCGGCTTTCAGGTTGGCAATGTCCTCGGCGGTCGGCTGGGTTGCTTCCTGCTGTTCACCAGCGGGGGAGCCTTCGGTGCTTGCAGCGTCGGGCGTCACGCCGTTCTGCTGTTCCTGGGTGGTGCCCTCGGCGGGCTGGCCCTGGTTTTCGTTCTCGATGTCAGGCATTGCGGAATCACTCCTAGTTGGGTGGGACATTGCGGCATCACGCCGCGATACCCGCCCCAACAGGGACGGGAAAGTGAAGACGGTTACTGGCTCTGCCCGGATTGGGCGCTCAAGGCGCGGCTTGTCGGGGGCTTTCACCGTCAGCGCTGCGTGGAGGAATCGAACCCCCGTCTGCGGTTTTGGAGACCGCCGTGCTACCACTGCACCAACTCAACAGGTGCCCACCGGCTCATGTTCCGGTGGGCTATTTACTTGTGTGTGGAGGTCATCGGCTCATCCACTCCGAAGTCTCTACGTCAGGTATCCGTAGTGCCGCAGCAAATCGTTCAGCCGGGCCCGGTCGCCCTTGGCAATCTTCAAGATCGTCTCGGGCATCAGGCGTGTGCCCTTCGGCAGGCGCCGGTCCAGCGTCCCGTAAGAGAACTGCCGCCGCGCGCGCTTGCCGGTGAGCTCCACCGTCTCGTAAACCATGATTGGCTTGTCCTGAGTGCCGATGTTCCGGGGCAGCATGGAGCGTTTCCCGGGCTCCGGGATGATCCGGGGCCCGTACTTGATCCCCAAAGCGCCGCGGCGCGCGTTCACCACGCGGGAGATGTCAGCACCCTCGCGGATGACCTCCGCGCCGGCCTTCGTGAACCGCTTGTCCTGCTCGGCGCGCGACAACTGATCGAAATATGCCCGCGGGGATGTTTCGATCGCGCCGTCAAACGACTCCGCAGCAGGGACCGCGACACAATGACAGTTCGGGTGCCGGGCAAACGCCTTCTGCCACGACGCGATACCCGCTAACTGGATACACCGCGAACAGGCGCCAGGCCCGATCTGCCGTACCCACTTCTTGTACTCCGGCCGGGCGAACATCTGCACCCGGTCAGCCTCGCGGCCCATGTCCATCACAGCCGTCCGGCCGATCTGCGTCACGAAATTCCTGCCAGTGGAGAGCACCTGGTCAGGGGCAAGGCCGCGGGTGATCTGGTCGAACATGACCTGAGATGAGTAGATCACCGCAGAATCAAGGCCCACACCGTTGTCCGTCATGCCCGCAAAGGCTTCCGGGTTCACTCCGGCCGTGGACGAAACCCCGTAATGGTCATCCACGGCCGCCATGAACGGCTCAGACTGCGCCGCAGCCTTCTCCTGGGCACCCACAAGCATTTGCAGCAACGCGGGCGCCACAGAGGCAACAGTGGACGCTAGATTGCCGTACTCAACCCGCCGCCACAGCCTGTCCACCTGAGACGTGACCTGATTGGCCAGCAGCAGCCGCTGCATCTGGTGCCGGGAGGCTATGTCCGCCAAGTTGGTCAAAGTGCTGCGCTCCCATCAGTGCCGCGTCCTGCGCCGCTTTTTCCTCGGCATCGATCATCTTGTTGATCCGGGTGATT